GTTGGCGATGGACAACAAGAAGAAGGGCAAAGAGCGTGGAGCAGGCGGTAAGCCTCGCTCGCGTCAGCAGATGATTGCGATAGCACTCTCTGCTGCTGGGAAGAGCAACAAATCGCCTCGTAAGTTTAGGATGCGATCTGGTTCGTGATGCAAGTTGAGTCTAAGGCTAGGCTCAAGTGGGGGCGCGACATCCTTCTCATTGCTCGCGATAAGCTGGCAATAGAGAGGGATCGCGCTTCTCATGGAAGAGTGATTGACATTATACAAATAATCACGATGGTCGATGCGGCTGCACTAATAGCAAAGGAAATATTGGAGGATAACAAATGAAACTATGGACAAATAACACAAACGCAATTCACAAAGTCGATGACAATATGCTCTACCCGCGCACTACCTATGTGCTGCCCGATGAGCTAACTGGACCAACCTGGGACGATTCAATCCCTTGCCCACACAAGATCAAGCCATACTACAAAGGGCGCGCTGCTGGTGGTGCAACAGCCGTCTACCGCGCTGGTGCAATTGGTGACGCAATCATCGCTACTGCCTTCGTCAACTACTTGGTGCAGGAGTCGGGTGGGGTTGTGGAGGTTTACGCCCCTGCTCGCAACTTGCCTCTCTACGCTGGGCTGGGTGCAAGGCTCTGGCCGTTGCCATCCTCGCTGGAAGCTTGGGATTCTTTTGACGCACACGTTCCAACGGATGACTTGTTCAGTGGACAGGTGGGCAACACGAAGCTAGGCACTGGTCCTGGTAACTGCTACCAGAGGATCTATGAGTGGATGGGTGTATGGGATGAGAAGACAATGGCGAAGTATTGTAAGCCAGTTCTACATCTCATCGAGCCAGATCACGAAGAGCTAAAGGCGATGGGCAAGTGGCCGATGCCAGACCCATTCTTTGCCTACCACGTTAGCAGTTCTGGTCCGACCCGCACCTACCCGCCAACGATGGGGCAGGAAGCGGTGCTGGCGTTACTAGAGGCTTACCCCAAACATCACGCTGTTATTATAGGGCTAGATAACAGCAACAACTTTAAGGTGGATCATCCGCGAGTCATTGACCTATTCAACTGCACCAAGACTGTGCGCTCGCTGTTCCCGATTATTAGCGGGGCTGACTTCGTTGTCGCGCCAGATAGCTCAGTCAACCACATGGCTGCTGGGTTGGATACTCCTTGCATTTCATTATGGGGGAGCTATCATCCAGATTGGAGGGTTAAGTATTACCCAAGGTCATATCCATTATATGCGCCCGAAGTATGTCCGCACGCTCCATGCGCTCCTCATGCTGGACTGCCACAATCCAAGTGTAAGGACGCATCAAATAAAACAAATAGAACTCAATTTTGGTGCAACGCCTTGAGAAACATATCGGCAGATATGATTGTTGGGGCAGCCAAGAAAGTATTTGAAGATAATGAAAAACAAGAATTGCCCACACTGCAAACAAATAAAGCCAATATCTGACTTCTCTAAAAGAAGCGATTCAAAGCTTGGACTGATGTCATGGTGCAGACCATGCAATGGTAGTAAGGTTGAGAAATGGAGGCTCAATAACAAGGAAAAGTGTTATGCAAGTATGCTCAAGTGGAAGCAGAAAAACAAGGCAAAGGTATCGGCTATACAGAAAAGATACAGATCGAACAACCCACTAAACTTGCGGTCATCTAAAATGGTTTGTGAGGCAAGATCAAAGGCATTGATAAAAAATTTGCAGTTTAACATTGATTACAAATATGTTCATAGTCTGTGTAGAAATGGTAAATGCGCCATAACTGGAATTGAGTTTAAAACTACAGGCGGGAAGAACCCTTACTCTCCCAGCCTTGACAGGATAGTTCCTGAGCTTGGATATGTAAGGGGGAATGTAAGGGTAATACTTTGGTCATTAAATGCCTTCAAAAATAAATGGTCTGATTCTGAAATTTATCCTATTGCAAAACAATTTTGTAAGTCATATGAAGAAAGGCTTACCAATCCAGCGGATGGTACGCAGGGAGATCCTGCGTCTGGTGTCCTCAGTGTGTCCACCACTTGAAACAAAGCTGGTTTGATTTATGACAACAGCACAACGACAAGCTGAAGAGATCGTAGGCCAAGTGGATTGGCAGTCCGAAAACCATGGGCTGTGCAAGTGTCCAGGCGAGGCTGCACATACAAGCCACACCCGAATCAGAGATACAACGGTGTTCGTAGATGGCGCTCCGACCATCTTCTGCTGGCATACTTCCTGCACGCCGTATCGGGATGAGGCTAACCGCAAGTTGCGCCGAGCCATATCAAGCGATGTTCTATACAAGCCAGTAAACATTATGTCGGGTGGAACAGCCGTATCCAAGCTGGTCATCAAGAAAGACCCGCACTCCGAGGTGCTGGATAGGATTAAGACTGTTGCTGAGTCAAACAAGCAACGCTATCTCACGCACTACAATTGGGAGACGGCGGATATGTTCGAGGAAAGCCCGACCAAGCTGGACGATCCAGCCCAGGACTACAAGTTGTTCCTATCGTTGTTCAACGCTGTCGATAACATCTGGATAGGTAATGTAACTGATAGCGGGAAGCATCCGCAAAACTTTCGCACAGCTTACGATTGGAAGAAGCTGGATGAGCCGATCGGGCAGTACACAACTGGCGCGACCTACAAGCAGGGTACAGTCAGTAGGTCTAACGATACGGTTGAGGATAGGATATTTTTGGTTGTCGAATCGGATGTACTTAGCAAGCCACAGATGGGCGCGGTGTTCCAATTGATGCGTGACCTATTCAGCATGAAGCTACACGCCGTTGTTAATACTGGCGGAAAGAGCTTGCATGGTTGGTTTGAGATGCCACCAAAGAACGAATGGGTGGAACAGTTAAAAGCTTTTCTTATTCCGTTAGGATGCGATCCTGCAACATTCAAACCCAGCCAACCCGTTAGGATTCCTGGGGCAAAGAGAGAAGACAAAATGCAAAGCCTATTATGGTTTTGCAAAGGAGGAAAATGATAGAACCAGCCGTAGCACTTGGTATCAAACCGAAGACGGACGAGTGGCCGCCGATTAAATCTTATGCACAACTTATCAAGGAAAATCTGCCAGCACCAGAGACACTAATTGATGGAATGTTGCACAGAGGCGGGAAGATGTTGTTGGGTGGAGGAAGCAAGGCGTTTAAGAGTTGGAGTCTAATCGACCTAGCCCTTTCGTTACACGCTGGCGTTCCTTGGTGGGGGCAGCAGTGCAAGATGTCGCGGGTGCTGTTTATCAATTTCGAGATCCAAGAGTGGTCGTTCCGCAATCGTTTAGCCGATGTTATCAAAGCCAAGGGACTAGAGGAGAAGGCCGATGACTTTGATGTTTGGACGCTCCGAGGTCACGCTGCTGACTTAACTCTCATCCGTCCTATGATTGAAAAACAGATTGAAGGTAAAGGTTACCAGGCGATCATCCTTGATCCAAACTATATGCTGATGGGTGAGAGAGACGAAAATTCAGCTGGGGATATGTCAAGCTTGATGAACGAATTTGAGTACCTAGCTACCCGCCACAATCTGTCGATCATACTGTCACACCATTTCAGCAAGGGTAACAAGTCGGGTGCAGAGTCGATTGACCGCTTCAGTGGGTCGGGCGTGTTCGCCCGTAATCCAGATACGTTGGTCGTTCTGACTGCCCACGAGGAGGATGAGAAGACTTACACTTGTGACATCACACTGCGTAACTTCCCGCCAGTAGATAGCTTTGTCGTGCAGTGGCATTACCCGCTGTTCCAAGCCAACTTTGCACTCAATCCAGATAAGCTAAAGAAACCAGGCGCACATAAGGCGGTTGACGATAAAAGGTTCTTAACTGAGATGGGTTCAAAGCAGTGGCAGGCGGGTGATTTATGTCGTCATATCATTGAAAAGCTGGAAGTATCGGAAAGCACCTTTTATCGCTATCTAAAACGCCTTCACAAGGCTAATAAGATATTGTCTGACAGCGGCTTATATATTGCCAATCAGACCACTTTCTAATCCACTTTCAAAACACTATCATCTCTTGAGCAGTCAAACCCTTATATATATAAGGAATAATTCGCGAAGGAAAAGTAGGAACAGGACTCCTTAGTCCGTCCTGTCCCTACCACTACGTTCTTTCCGTAGCGTTTTCTTAAATGAACAAACAAAGCTGGCAGGGCTGGGCTGGCTTGCACACGTTCGCACCTGCCTAGACGGAGTTGGTGATAAGGTGGTGGGTGTGGTACAATCGTGAAATGAACAACTCAAAGCCAGGTCTATACGCCAACATTAACGCCAGACGCAAGGCTGGCACTAGCCGTCCTAAATCCAAAAGCACCATCAGCCCCAAGGTGTGGCGTATGATGAAAGCCAAGAAGGGTGGGTTTGAATCACGATAGAGAGCAGTTGAAGGTAGCGCACAAGTTCATTGCCCTGCTTCAACGTGAGAATGCACAGTTGCATGGCGTGTTACGTTTGCTAGGCCAACTGGTAGACGATATGAATGCCAACTGCTCCTATGAGGTCTTTGAAGTGCAATGGAATAGCCTTACCGAGCAGGTCAAGAGGCTGTCGGGATTCTTTGAAAGCCACCAGAAGGCACTCCAGTCGCTTCAGGACTCGATTCCTGACGTTTGGGACCAAGATGAGGTAGATGACCTTGAATCCTAGAGAACTGCCTTGTAACAGCCCTAGGCGTACACCTGGAGAGGCGCGTAAATTCGTAGTCCGAGCGTGTAAGGATGGGCAAAGCAAGGTTATCCGCTATGGTGATCCCAAGATGACCATAAAGAAGAGCAATCCAGCCCGTAGGCGTAGCT